ACCACTCCTAGCCCCGTGAAATTTACTTCGGCGTCAAGTCGAGAGAGAGAGTCTAATACAGACTCCCACTCTTTAAAACTTGGCCTCGTTGGGGAAGGCCCATTCCAGAAATAGGATTGTCTACATACATGCGGTACATACGCGTAGTCTCCTCGGGAGATTACGTGGTGTAAGACCGTGTTGTAGATATCCCCTATCACGGAAGTGTAGTCATTAGCAGCGATATGTTTCACCTTCTTTATAGCGGTATTAGCCAACACAAAGAGGTACTTAGAGGTATATAGATTGAGTTCTTCGAACTCTTCATCATTATACTTAAAAGTTCTATCTTTAATTGACTGTTCGCTTAAAGGATCGGACCCATTATATTCATACTGGTCTATGTTCTGATGGAAATCAGAATTCAATAGCTCCCATTTGTCTATAATGGACCCCAGAGTTGAGAAGATGCTATGTATGATCGCGCCCCTCTTACAATTTTCGAGCAGACTTGGGTCCGCTTTAAACATTATAAGTAGGGGATCGCAGTTAAATAAATCTCGAAAGCTTGCTTTCAAAGATTTATTTATTAACATACTAGCAGGGCTTGGATACATCTCAGAATATAGAAAGAGCGCCTTGATAATATCAGGGTAATCTCTCCTATTCATTCTGATGTAGTCCATAGGTATCAATGTTTCAACACCTCTCTCTAATAAATGTTTAGCGACTTCGAATAACCCGAAAGGGTTTTCGTATGCTGCCCGACAAATATTAGCAGAGATTCTAGACACGTCTTGTCCATGATTTAAATTCCTCGAAACGTATTCACCCACATAGTTGCTATGTGAGCTGGTACTTTTCGTCTTATTTAAATTAATTTCAAGACCGATCACTTTAGTGTAATAATTAAATATTACATTATCGGGATCGTAACACCACAGATCATCTCCAACTTTGTTGAAGAGGATTTTATCCTCATAGACAAAATTACGAGTTTCCGAAGTAGGAATGCCATAATATAATTCATATAGCATTTCCAAAAGGATGAGATCTGTAAGTGTAGCAATGTCAAAAGAACCATTGGTACCCATTCCTTGACCCCGTCCATATCGGACGGGACCTGTCTTTATGCCCGCTACCTCCCACTCACACATCACCACCAGGTCATACCAAGCATCTGCAAAAGTATCGCCATATAGTGTTTTAAGAACTATATATTGATACAATGCAGGGAAGCCATCAGTCCACGATACGACATCATAAGATTTCGTACCAGGTCGGATGTTTCCCTTCAGCTTGTTAAACCCTGCTGCGTGG